GGGAAGTTGATTGGGGTGACGATATATGGACACTTCATTGTGACTTCAAGGCAGTTAGGAATCTAATTGATTCAGAGATTAGCCAGCTTAAGGAGGACTCAGGTGCCGATGATGTAGTAGTATTCCTCAGTTCACATGATAACTTTAGGAAGAAACTTAATCCAGATTACAAAGCTAAGAGGATAGGCGTAAGAAAACCTGTGTGCTACAAACCAGCACGTAAATATTTAAGAAATGCATACGTTACGCTTCAGTCTAAGTGGTTAGAAGCAGATGATCTCATGGGTATAGAGTGTACTAAAGATGAGGAAGAGACTTGCATTGTTTCAACAGATAAAGACCTACTCACAATTCCCGGTAACCATTGGGACTTTGAAACTGAGAGTATCTTTAAGTTATCAGAGAAGAATGCAGAGAAGAACTTCTATAGGCAAGCATTATCAGGTGACCAAGTAGACGGGTACCCCGGATGCCTTGGTGTCGGTTCTGTTACTGCTAATAGAGTACTGGAAGAGGCTGATAATAAAGGTACAAGTAGGTGGGAAGCGGTACGAAATACGTATAAGGCAAGGGGATTTGATGAGGAGTTTGCTATACTACAGGCACGTATGGCATACATACTACATAAGGATCAGTTCAATGGGGTAGATAAGTACCCTTCACTTTGGGAACCACCATCTCAAACATTAATTCATGAGCCAAATTTATGGAGGAAGTGATGAGTAACTATGACCTTGATGAGATAGAAAGAAAGAAGTCTCAGAAACAGAAGAGACAATGGAGAGAATACGTTGACAAAAGTTTAGAACATCCATTAGATAATAGGTACAGTTCAAACGAGGGATTCGGAAGAGATGACCAAGACAATATTAAAAACATCCTGAGAACTACTAAAGCCTGTCAACAATGGGATGCACAATCACAATCGTATGTAGAGGTGGGTAATAACCAAGATAATTTACTAAGTCTACATGAGAACGAGGAGGTAACTAATCCTAAACACTACGTGGGGTTAGGGATTACACCACTTGAGTACATAACTGCTAATGAGTTAGACTTTCTGGAGGGAAACATAATTAAGTACGTTACTCGCTACCCACATAAAGGTGGAGTAAATGATTTACTGAAAGCAAGAACATACTTAGAAAAACTAATTGAACGAGAGGTAGAAAAAGAATGAACACTACATTACCAACACAGTATCAACAATACATTCACCTCTCTAGGTACTCACGTTGGGACTATGAAAAGAAAAGAAGAGAGACATGGGAAGAGACAGTCGATAGATACTTCAGATTCTTTAGAGGGCACCTTAAAGAGAACTGTGGTTACACAGTAGACAAGAAGTTAGAGAGTATACTAAAGAGTGCAGTTTATTCCCTGCAAATTATGCCGTCAATGAGGTGCTTAATGACCGCAGGTGAGGCACTAGAGAAAGAGAATGTAGCAGGTTACAACTGTGCTTACTTACCAATTGATTCTCCAAGATCGTTTGATGAACTTCTTTATGTACTCATGAATGGTACAGGTGTTGGATTCTCTGTTGAATACAAGTACACTAGTTTACTCCCATTTGTACCTGACACATTGCACGAAACTGACTCTCTCATAGTTGTTAGAGACTCTAAGTTAGGATGGGCAAAGGCATTCCGAGAATTGATCTCCCTCCTCTACTCAGGTCTGATACCTAAGTGGGATGTGAGTGGAGTTAGGAAAGCAGGTGCACCTCTGAAAACATTTGGGGGTAGAGCAAGTGGGCCTGAACCACTAGAGGAACTGTTCAGGTTTGCGGTACGTACATTTAAGGATGCAACATCAACTAAACTGACACCATTACAATGTCATGACTTAGTATGTAAGACAGCAGAAGTAGTGGTGGTAGGTGGTGTTAGAAGGAGTGCTTTGTTATCCTTGAGTGATGTAGGTGACGAGCAGATGCGTACCTGTAAATCAGGAGAGTGGTGGGGTAGACAATCCCAACGTGCACTAGCTAACAACTCTGCTAACTACCACACTAACCCAGATGTGGGTACCTTTCTTAAGGAATGGCAAGCCCTATATAATTCAAAGTCTGGTGAACGTGGTATATTCAGTAGTGCTAATGCTAAGAAGCATGTTACTAATTTGAATGTTGACATAAAGAACCCACTCAAAGGAGACAGGAGAGAAGAGAGAGATGACTTCGGAACTAACCCATGTTCAGAGATAATCCTGAGACCACGAGAGTTCTGTAACTTAACTGAAGCAGTAGTGAGGAGTGATGACACAGTAAGAACACTCACTAAGAAGGTGGAACTGGCAACCATACTAGGTACATGGCAGTCCACACTAACAAACTTCAGGTACCTAACTAACAAGTGGAAAATAAACTGTGAAGAAGAGAGACTGCTTGGTGTCTCACTCACAGGTATAATGGATTGTCCACTTACTAATGGATCAAGTGGTGAGAATCTACCTGACCTACTTACTAAGCTAAAAGAAAAAGCGATAGAGACTAACGAAGAACATGCTGGTGACCTTGGTGTAAATAAGTCTGCCAGTATAACTTGCGTTAAACCTTCTGGAACAGTTAGTCAACTTGTTGACTCTGCTTCTGGAATCCACACACGGCACAGTCCTTACTACATTAGGACAGTTAGAACTGATGTGAAAGATCCCCTGTGCACACTACTGATTGATAGTGGGGTACCTAGTGAACCTGACATAACTAATCCCAGTAATGTTATGGTCTTTTCTTTCCCCATGAGATCCCCTAAGTTTTCTCTAATAAGAAAAGATCTCTCCGCTATCGATCAGCTAGAACTTCATGGTATTTATTCTAAGTTCTGGGCTGAACACAAAGTTAGCCAGACTATCTCCGTTAAAGAAGAGGAGTGGCTTCCTGTTGGCTCCTATGTTTATGATAACTTTGATGACATATCAGGTGTTTCCTTTTTACCTTACTCTGATTACATTTATAAGCAAGCACCATACACAGAGTGTACTAAGAAAGAATTTGATTCACTAAGCAAGAGTATGCCCACTATTAATTGGGAAAATCTTGTTAAATATGAGACACTTGACAGTACTTCTGGTTCACAGGAGTTAGCCTGTGTTGCCAATTCTTGTGAACTTTAATATAAAAGTGGACATTTATGGACTATAACTTAGTTACCAAAGATTTACTTTCATATCTTGATAGGATGTTTCCTGATAAGTTACCTCCTAAAGACACTACATTAGAAGAACTTTATTTTCTACAAGGGCAACAAGCTGTTGTAGAAAGACTTAAACAATTATACGAGGATGATAATGGGTGGGAGAACAGCACCGCCGATGCCTAAGATGCCACCGCCAATTCCTCCACCTGCTGAAATTGATAGGCCAGAAATAACACAAGCAGAGATGGAAATGGTGGCTCCTAAAAAGGTCGGACAAGAGACTAGTACAGGTAAACATAGAAAGTACAGGGTTAAAGGATCTAAAGGTAAAAGTACATCACATTCTAAGTATAAAGGTGGAGGATTATCAGGCTACACACAGAGTAAAGCTGGTAACAGATAACTTTAACACACACATATTATGGGAACATTTACATACTTAAACATAAGACCAATAGAATCAGAAGAAGAAAGACTACAAGTTTACGAGGAAGCAGAGAAAGATGGTGACAGACATCCTCTTATGCCTACTCATGTAGTTATGAAGGGTGATGATATTGTAGGTGCATTTTGTTTATTTAGTCCAACTGTTTACTGGTGGATGCATACTAAAAAAGTAAAGGGAAGAGAATCACTTTCGATCTTTCAATCTATGAGTGCTCTTCTTGCAAATGAAGGTGTAAGTAAGTTTGTTCTTCCGTGTGAACCGGAGTCACCTTACTATCCCTTCTTATCTAAAAAACTTAATTACCATCCCGGCACAGAAGGTGGGGATTGGAGACTATTTATTAACGAAGGGTAAAATATGGGTGGTGGAACAACTGGTCAAATACAAAAGAATCTAAGTCGACAAGCAAAAAATAAAGGTCTTACTAGAGACCAACTAGCGGCTGGTTTTGGAGAGCAAAGTGGTAAACTTTATAGAGCCACAACAACTGGAATAGAGCATGGAATGGATGCAACTCTAGGAGTAGTGGGTAGAGAGGTAGACCGATGGGGTAAAGCTATTTCAGGCCATCAAGATAGTAGTGGTGCGGCTGCCGAAACCTCTTCTTCAGCAAATTACACCAGTAAAACAGGAAAGACATCTCAAGGAACAGGTAAAAAAGCTGACATCGCCAAAGATAAGAAGAAACCGACTGGTGGTAAATCTCAATTATATGCTAAAAAATAAAAGGT